AAGGAAATCTACGAAACCGAGACTTCCGAGCGTTCTTTTGAAGAGGAAACCAAGCTGTCTGGCTTCTCCGCCGCTCCGGTGAAGAACGAGGGCGCTGCGATTGCTTATGACAACGCGCAGGAAGCTTGGACCGCTCGCTATACCCACGAAACCATTGCAATGGGTTTCTCGATTACCGAAGAGGCTATCGAGGACAACCTGTACGACTCGCTCTCGAGCCGTTACACCAAAGCTCTGGCCCGTGCGATGGCGTACACCAAGCAGGTTAAGGCTGCTGCAGTTCTGAACCAAGGCTTCAATCCTCTCGTCACTTATGGCGACGGTGTTAGCCTGTTCAACACTCAGCATCCGCTGATCTCTGGTGGCTATAACAGCAACACGCCCTCTACCGGCGCTGACCTGAATGAGACTTCTCTTGAGAATGCTGTCATTCAGATCGCCGGTTGGACGGACGAGCGTGGTCTGCTGATTGCAGCCAAGCCGCGTAAGCTGATTGTTCCCCCGTCGCTGCAGTTCGTTGCAACTCGTTTGCTGGAAACTGAGCTTCGTGTGAACACGGCTGACAACGACATCAACGCTTTGAAGAGCAATGGCTCGATCCCAGAGGGTTACACCATTAACCACTGGCTGACCGACGACAATGCTTGGTTCCTTACCACGGATGTGCCCAACGGTCTGAAGCACTTCGTTCGTACCCCGCTGCAAAACAGCATGGACGGCGACTTCGACACTGGTAACGTTCGCTATAAGGCCCGTGAGCGTTATAGCTTCGGTGTGAGCGATCCGCTAGGTATCTACGGTTCGCCCGGTGCCGCAGCACCTGCGCCTTAATTGGCATGAGAAGAGGGAGCCTTGTGCTCCCTTTTCTTTTGGTGTACATTTAAACAAAACCGGGACTTCTCGGTGTTCTGACAGCCCCGGCTGACGACATGTAGACAGAGCACCACTGACTCGCATGTGAGAATCAAATGGCGAATACGACCTTTAGCGGCCCAGTCAGATCGCAGAACGGCTTCCAAGAGTGGAACGGCTCTGCATGGGTGCCTGTTGCTGGTGGCGGTGGCGGTGGCAGTACGCTTGTCCTGTTGAACAATCAGGGGTCACCCTATGGCGACGACAATCGGTACTCCACTAACTCTACCCAAGACCCCCCAACAGGTGCTACGGCTGGCAATATTATTCAATTACCCGCGATTGAAGTTGGCGCGTCATATAAGATTGCAAATATTGCCAGCGGAAATAGTTCTGATTGCTGGGCGCTTCAGCTTCCCCCCATTGCGGGGACGGATGCGTCATTTTTCGCCACCAACTTACTGCAATCAATTCAAACATACAGCGGCAACGCTGGTCAGTATCCCGTATTCACTGAAAATAATAGTTTTCTGACGTATTCTGGGTTATTCGCGCCGACGGACACTATGTTTATTTATGGCGCACTGTCGGCTTCAAATGCGTTTGAAATTACTAGGCTACAAACTGTAACCGTCCCCGGATTTGGTACTCTTGCGCCGTTTGTGCCAACTACACCAGCAACTTTTCAGTTTTACGACCCTGCGCCGGACCACTTAGTTTACCCTTACACCCAGCGCCTCCCCGGCCCCTAACAGGAACACATCATGATCGACCTGTCCAAATTCACTCCCCAGCAAGTCGCAGCTTTGAAGGCTTGGTGGGCAAAGCAAAATCAACAGCCTGCCAAGCAAGGATAAATCATGGCAAATTCAACATTTAGCGGTCCAGTCAGATCGCAAAACGGCTTTCAAGAACTCGTTGATGGCGTCTGGACGCCTATTGGTGGCGGCGGCGGTGCCGCTCTGATTGCATCTCTTGATGTGCCATTGACTATTGAGTTTACTGAGATTGGTAAAATGATCACTGTAGTAAACAATGCAAGTCAATATCCAAGCGGCACTGCCTATACCATTAACCTTAGTTGCCCACTTGCCGTGCCCGGTAATGATGTGCAGTTTCAAGGTAAATATATGGGAGGCAACAGCAGTCCACCAACTAATTATGACATTGGGGGTACCAACACGCTGGTTATGTATCCGGTCCCTTTTTATCTCCAATTTGTGCTTGCTGGTGTTCGTGACTTGGGTTACGGAAGCGGTTTACAAGCATTTGTGCAATTGAGTGGTTGGGTTAGTGGTGAAATTAACGGACCCTAAAAAGGATAAATCATGGCAAACACAACTTTTAGCGGACCAGTACGGTCCCAAAACGGCTTTCAAGAGTGGGACGGCACTGAGTGGGTGCCTATTGGCGGCGGTGGTGGCGGTGGCGCAAGCACTACCATTTACGTTGACCGCAGCACAAGCGACCCAGTAATTTTCCTTCCCGCACCATCAGCAGTTGGCCATGTCTACTCGTGCTACTTTCCACTGCCTGATTCATTCTCCGGTGGCGCGGTTGTAGTACGGCCTGTTCCCGCTCCGGGCGCACCGACCTCAAACGTATATGTAAAGGGTAGGGTAAATGTTTACGCCACTTCTGGAGAAGCCACAACTGTCGCGGTTACGACCCCGGACTCTTCCGGTAGTAACGCAGTAAAAGTGCAACAGGTCGGGTTTGGTGGTCCCGAAGACCCGTCGGATCTTACAGCGTTTTTTCAGCTTGTTTTTGTCGAAATTGCTGGGGGTAGTTCATACTACCAAGTGATGAACTCCGAGTACCATAGCGGCAACAACAACTCAAGAATTATTTCCTTTTCTTAAAAGGTAAATCATGGGAATGCAATATGACGTAAAAGCCGCGTACACCGAGAGTGACGCGGCGATGGTCCCATACCCTGTGCGAATCAAAGGCGCATATGTGTCTGTGACTGCTGGCGGGTCGAGCCCTATTGTCTTTTACGACAACGCTTCGGCTGCATCTGGCGCGGTGTTGCTGACCGTTGGCGTAACATCGGCTGGTTGCCACACTGTTGTAATTCCCGGCGAGGGCATTCGTGCCCTCAATGGCGTTTACTGCGATACGGGCAGTGCTGCTGCTGTCACTTTGTTTTACGGTTGAGGATTAACATGGCCGTACCAAAAATCATTCATCAGACGTTCGTTCGAAAGAATGATTTGCCTCAGCCGATTAACGAGGTGCTGGCCATGTTTAAGCAGCACAACCCTGAATGGGAGCATCGGCTGTACGATGATCAAGACATGCTTGATTTCATCGAAGACAACTATGATGCAAATATCCTCAGGGTGTACAACAAAATCAATCCGTTGTACGGTGCAGCCAGAGTTGACCTGTTTAGGTACTTGTTAATCTACAAGGTTGGCGGGGCTTACTTTGACATCAAGAGTGTTGCAAGTAAACCTTTGGAAGAAATAATTGACGGCCATGATTATGTGCTGGCGCACTGGATAAGTTTTCCCACGGGTAAGTGGGGGATGAGCAACAAGTACCCGTATGGGGAGTACCAGCAATGGCATGTAATCGGAGCGCCCGGTCATCCATTTTTGAAAGCTGTGATTGACAAAGTGCTGGATAACATTGAAGGATACTCCATTGAAAAAGATGGCGTATCCAAGTTGGCAGTGCTTTCTTTAACTGGCCCCAAAGCGTATACAGAAGCTATTCAACCACTCACAAGTAAGCACTCTCACAAGTGGTACAGATCAAGTGAAGGATCTGGGTTGGTTTATAGCTTGATGGATAAAGATAGCCACAAAAATTTGTTTCCTATTTCTCATCCACACTACAGCACCATTGTTGCGCCTGTTGTGTTTCATGATGAAAATGAAATGGCAGCATACAAAGAACATGTAGTTGCCCGTTTGTTAGAAATTAGCAAGAATGTTCGTTATGGCTAAGACTGCAGCATGGCAACGCAAAGAAGGCAAGAACCCCAGCGGTGGCTTAAATGCCAAGGGCCGAGCCTCTGCAAAAAAACAGGGTATGAACTTGAAGCCTCCCCAACCAGAGGGCGGCTCACGCCGAGACTCTTTTTGTGCAAGGATGTCTGGCATGAAGAAAAAACTGACCAGCGCCAAAACGGCCAACGATCCTAACAGTCGCATCAACAAAAGTTTGCGAGCATGGAACTGTTAAATCATGGAAATGATGATTTGGAATGTGGTACTCACAGCCATTGTGGCTTTGCTTGGGTACATCGTAAAAGAGAAGTTTGCTGAGCTACAGCGAATTAGTATTTTGCTCAATAAAACGCGAGAAGAGGTTGCTCGTGATCACATTACCAGAACAGAGTTTCGTGCTGACATGCAAGAATTAATGCAGAGATTTGACCGCTTAGAGCGTAAAATTGACGCAATCAGAATGAACAACAACGTAGAACACGGTTAACAGGGAAACAAGATGACAGAGAAATCGTTTAGTTTGGCTGGCCGCAAATTAATGATTGCAATCCCTTGCTATGACGGCAAGGTCAACATTGGTACTGCATTTGCTCTAGCTAGTGTTGGTCGTCATCTTGAGCACTACGGTGCCCGTCTGTCGTTTGCAGAAGTGACTGGATGCTCTATTGTTTCTCGAGCACGAAACATACTGGTCAAGCAGTTTCTTGATTCCGATTGCACGGACATGTTGTTTGTTGATGCCGATGTGGTCATTAACGCAGATGCGGTCTTGCGGCTCATGGCAGTCAGCACTGGCAAAGATGTTGTTGCAGGCACCTACCCATCTCGTACAACCAGCGGCAAAATTTTCGCTGGGCTGTATTTGGATGACGACAAAATGCCCGTGATGGACGAGCACGGTCTTCTTAAAGCCAGAATGGCTGCAACAGGTTTTATGTTGATCCGTCGCCATGTGATCACTACGCTGGTCGAACGCCACCCAGAGTGGACGTATGGCGCAGATGCCATGAATCCGGGGCGGGTTGAACACGCTCTGTTTGATGTTGGCGTAGTTGACGGCGCATACATTGGCGAGGACATTATGTTCTGTAAGCGAGCAATTGCTGAAGGGTTTACGGTGTATATTGACCCAGAGATCAGCTTGCCGCACGTTGGGGCACATGCGTTTGTCAAAGACTTCAACAAAGAGTTGTTGCAGCCGCTTCTAGCTGCTCAGAAAATGAAAGCCCAACGCGATGCCGTCATCGAGCAAGAAGCAGCATAATTTCATGGCAGCGGTGGCCAACAATCCATCGTTTGCTAAGAAAGCAGGAGTCCCGTCTAGCGTGGGACAGGAATTTATCAAGGCTGATAAGGGCCGCAAATTTTCTGGAGGTGGTGAGATGAAAGAGTCTAAGAAGATGATGGGTAAAGAGATTGCCTTCATGAAGAAAAAAGGCGCTCCTAAGTCCATGATCAAACATGAGATGGCTGAAGCCAACATGAAACACGGCGGCAAGACTAAAGGTTATGCTGCAGGTGGTTTGGCTGCTGGTCACAAGCAAGCCGATGGCATTGTTAAAAAAGGCAAAACCAAAGCCATGCAAGTTAAAATGACTGGCATGAAGAGTGGCGGCAGCTGCTAACAAACCATCCTTTATTAAAGGACTTTATCATGGCTAGAGGAATGCGTAATCTTGCGGCGCTTGCTGCTATTGGTGCTCTTGGGTACAAGTTCGGTAAAGACCGAAAATCTAAGCATGACCCTAATGCTGTTATCGTAGAAGATAGGGGCACTAGGAGTGCAGATGCGCGTCGAGAAGCTGCAGCTGCAGCGGCAGCGGAAGCACCTGCTGCACAATCACAAGCAGCAACAGTAGCAGCGCCTGAATTGACGGCTGGCCCTCGAATTACTAATGCCATGAGAGCAGCGGCAGAAAGAGAAGGCGCTAACGTTTCTGCTGGTGAACTGGCTGGTCAGTCTGGACCGGCTATTAAACCTGTTGCTGCAGCAGCACCAGTTGCAGGTGTTAACACTGGCGGTGGCAGTGCAGCACCAAGTCGGTCTATGGCTGCTGCTGTTCCTGCTGCTGCTGCTCCTGCAGCCGCTGCCCCGCGCAGGTCTAGCTATGATGAGGAAAATGTTTTTAATCCCGGTCAAGATGTCGGCCCTAATATTAGTGTCGATGTTTCTCGAAGGACTGGCGTTCCTTTTAATAATCCGGCAGGTGCTGGCCGTAGTAGCGGTGTAGGCGGCGCAACAGCAGAAGACATAGAGCGTGAACAAGAATATAACCGCATGGTAAGAAAAGCTCAGGCTTTAGCAGCCAGCGGTATTCCTTATAAAGATCAAACAGATCAAAGTGCTATGGTTTACCATAGAACTAAAACTCGACCAAGTACTATTAAAGGTGGTCGTGGCACTGCCACTGGTATGAAGGCAGGCGATATAGAAGCATATCGCCGCCAACAAGAAGATTTGAAAAAACGTGGCCGCGGCTTTAATACCACTCGACTTGCAAAAGGTGGTGCAGTAAAAGCTAAAGGCACTAAGATGAGTTCTGGTGGCGATACATCGGCATCTAAACGTGCAGATGGAATTGCTGTGCGTGGCAAGACAAAGTGCAAAATTTATTAAGGTGCAATCATGAATCCAAACATTACAGAAGAAGTTGAAAAAAAGCTGGGCATAAAAATGAACAGCACGGCTGGTGCTGGCCGTGGTAGAAAGATTCCTCCTACGATTGAGCAAAGGCGCATGATGGAGGAAATGGAAGATGAAAAAATGGCACCTAAACTAGAGGATGCCTATAACCAGTCTTTGACATCTACGGAGATGCCAAAGTCAATGGGTAAATCATCTGGTGGTTATGCCAACGGCGGTTATGTACGTGCTGCTGATGGCTGCGCTAAGCGTGGTAAAACACGCGGCAAAATGGTGTAATGATGATGGCTAGTCGTGGTATGGGTGCTATTAGTCCATCCAAGATGCCAAAGCCAGTACGCAAACAGCGTAGGGACGATACATCTTTTTTGCAGTATGCAGAGGGTGGAGAAGTTTGGGACAAAGATCGGCCGAAAGATTTAGGAAAACCCAAGAAACTTAGCCCTGCCAACAAGGCCAAAGCGAAAGCAAGTGCCAAGCGGGCTGGGCGTCCCTATCCTAATTTGGTTGATAACATGCGGGCTGCAAGGAGCAAGTAATGGCCACAACAACCGGCTCAACGCTCTTTAATCTAGACTTCACGGAGATTGCCGAGGAGGCTTGGGAGCGTGCTGGCCGTGAGATGCGGACTGGTTATGACTTGCGTACAGCGCGTAGGTCAATGAACCTGCTGACCATTGAGTGGCAAAACCGCGGCATCAACATGTGGACTATTGATCAGGGTGCATTTAACCTGACTCAAGGTCTAAGTACGTATG